AAGATGCGTCTTTTTGGCTGTCGGATGGCAATTGTTACCAGACGCATACATGGATTGAGGGCAGTTACACCTACAAGGCATTTGCTTATGTCTATGGGTGCCAGGTGTTCAAATGGAGAACATACAACACTAGCGACGCGCCAGTCATGATAAATATTAAGCGTACGACTGGTACCGATGTGCTAGCTGTACGCTTTGCTGCAGACGGGACACTGGTCTTTGCAGATGCCAACGGCATCTACGTTACAAGCAAGGCCACTTGGCAAGCTGCGATGGGGACTGGTATTTTTGTTGAGGACGCAGCATTATTCCAGCCTGGAACTGTGTCTAACAGTTGTCAGTATGCTCTCAGTGCATCAGCATCCGGTATCTATTTGTGTAGGGATGAAGGGGTCTACTTTGTGACCTGGGCTGATGCTTTGGTTGGTGGCGCAGCTTTTACGCTGAAGTTTTCTAGCCCCGGCGGGGGCGGGACGTACGAGGTCCTTCCTGCCTACATCGCAGTGAGAGCAATGAGCATCATGTCCATCGGCATAATAGATGTGGCCCTAATCGCCACCACTGAGGCTGGTCCTTCGTACTGGGTTCATGCCATTCGCCTTGATACTGCAGAGCTAGTCGGGTCTGGTGAAGCAACAGATCTCGATGCTGCTGCGATAGCGCTGCAGGGAGCGATTTGATGGCTACCGTATACGTCTATGTCTCAAGCAGCGCTGGCGTGGACGTTGTAGCCCTACTTGTCAGCTTGGCGGGTGTAAATCCATCCTACGAGATCGCTGGGGCTGGAGCAGGACAAGCCCAAGATTGGACTGAAGCTCAAGATCTAGGTGGAGAAGCGATCGCAGAGTTTGCTCAACTGCCCTGGGAAGGATTCGAGTGCGGGTTTGCCAGCAACGAGAATTCGCAGGCACTGTTCGCGTTAACCGACCTGCAACTTGCCATGTTCGAGGCCGCAACACAGGGGTACGAATCCTTCGATCACTCGTGGAACAACAACCACTTCTGGAAGGCCATCTTTGCGGCCGGGGATCTGAAGTACGCTGACTTTGATGGGGAGGGCTATGAGGACTTTGAAGACGGATGGGGCTTCAACGAGAACTCGCAGCTTGTCTTCGCCCCGGCTACAGATCTTGATGTGGCACAGTTCAATACTGCTACGGTAGACTACGAATGCTTTGACGCTGGGTGGGACATGAACCATGCTTCATCCACAGTGCCAATCGTGACATATGTGAACTATGACTCTGCTGCTCCTGAATCGGTGGAGGACTTCGAGGAGGAGTGGGTAACGCCACTCGGTATCTGAAAATGGCTGAAGCAGACTTCATCGAGTTGGCTGGAGGCGCACTGACTGATGCTCAAGTGCGTTATGGGTACTCGGCCAACGCTGCGTTCTCTGCCCCGGATGGATCCAACGTTCTGGGGTTCCAGGCACTAGACAACGTTGTTGGGTTCCGGGGGCTGGTATCCAACGTGGCGCTCATCAACCCCACACCAGTAGGCAAGGGCGGTGACATCTCGGCCTGCATTCGCAAGTACGATCATGGTCTGTTCACACCGTGCATCTTCATGGCCCAAGGCCTGCAGGCCTCAAGCCCAGCCTACATCTTGGGTCTGAGTGAAGAGACGCCCCACAAGATCATCTTGCGCAAGGGCCCGCTTAACGCACCAACCAAGATAGGTGGGAGCGGGAATCTGAGCGAGAGCGATGACTCATTTCTGGAGGGCCCGTCCAATGGATGGCACGAGCTGCGGCTATCCGTGTGTGTGAATCCGCATGGAGAGGTTATTCTACAATGCCTGTATGACTCGGCCTTAGGGAGCGGAGGTGGTCCAGCCGTTCCAACGTGGTCATGGATTAATGGCATGCACCCTGTAACGCTAAGTTGGGACCCTTGCTATGTGGATGATACGATGGGTATCGTGAACGGCAGTCCTGCACTCAAGGGCGGGTTCTACTTTGGCATCGGGCACTATAACAGCGCGGACGCTGGACACATTTCGCTGTTCGATTACCTCAGAACAGGGTACCAAACGGCCCCGTAGGCGGCCGAGTAGGAGCTGACAGGCAAATGGCGAGCACAGATTGGACTGCACTGACCAACATTCTCGACGGAAGCAAGGTCGTCAAGAACGTATCCATGGCCTTCACGCTCCCCCCGATGACGGGGGCGAACGAGTTCACCTATGGATTCAACACGTTGACATCAAACGTTGGGTTCTCTGGGCTCTACGTCGCCGCAGCGACGGGCATCAACGTCCCTACCCCAGCGCTCAAGGGCGGGAGGATGTCCATCGTGATGAAGCGCTATTCAGCCAGCGGGCTGTACGCGCCTATTATGGGACTCATCGCTGGCATCGATGTAGAGACTGCTGTGGCCTACTTCGTGGGCTTGACGCAGGGGGCGACGTCGTATCAGATCGTACTGAAGAAGGGAACGCTCATCTCTGGACTACGCACGCCTGACAGCGGAGTCCTCCGCGTGTCTACTGAGGACTTCGATGACATGGGAGACACCGATGCGGCTTGGCATCACTTGCAATTGGATGTGCTGGTGAACCCGCATGGTGAGGTCAGACTGATTGTGACTGAGAACGATCTGTCAGCTCACGATGCAGACAATCCATCCTTTATGCCCATTGCGGGGATGAACCCCTACGTGGACGATTCCTTGGGCGCCATCAGCGGGAGTGCACCGCTGACGGGAGCGTTCAGATTCTTCTATGGCATGTACACTGAAGGACAAGCCTCACAGGCCTGTCTCTTCGATCAGGCCGTTGTGGCCGAGCAGCTACTGCCGTGAAGCCATACTGGAGATACCCTGGCGCTCTCAATGGGCGCATTATGCCCACGGTGTCCATGGCACCGGATGGGTCATATGTGTTTTGTCTTGGAGGTGATGACGAAGAACCACAGACGTTCACGCTGTCCCCGGGCGAGAAGGTGTCCGTCGAGCAAATCATTGATGCTGGTGGAGTGGACCTGATCTACTTCTATTTTCAGTTCCGTACTGGCCCCATGCCAGCATACCGCATGGTTCTGAATGCACAGTCGGCCCAGATCAAACTTGGCAGCTTGGCCACTGTTGGAGATGGCATGGTCGGCATCAGCATTGAAGAGCCAAGCCTCCTGGCCAACGAGAACCTGTTCGTTCAGGCAGATAGTGACCAGCTTGCAAAGCTATCTGGATTCCCCACCCCAGCCAACAATGGGGTGTTTCGCATCTCATCCGTACCTGTACACGACGATGTATATCCCCCGGGACGCGTTGCCGTGATCGAGAACGCAGCCGCTGTGGCCGAGGCTGGCCCAGCTACTACTATAGAGATCTATGGAGCAAGGTGGGTGGGCCAAGTCTACATTGACGCTGTGAAGCGAGTTGAGGTGGTGGAGTTCACGGATGCTGGGCCACAACGCGACCTGGCCGTGAACATCTCCAAGCTGGTTGGCTTTCACACACTCAAGTATGCCCTTGAGCTGCAGAGCATCGTGACGAGCTAATGCCTGGAATTAGAGTACCGCTTGCATCACTGCTGGTAGACCACAATCGCTTCGTGGATGCGGCTCTTGATCTCTTGGTAATCAACGAGATTCCACAGGAGAATGAGATAGGCGTACCACTTAGCTCTAGCATTAGCATGACCGCCGCTTGCATGCAGTCTGAAGTCATCACCGAGATGCAAGTGTGGCTGGCCGATCTGAGTGCTGGAGGGCTACTCGAGCTGGCCTATGACCTGACTGGTGGCGGGTTTCAAGCCGGATACTCCGGATCCGCCACTCCTGATGCTAGCCCAAGCAGTGGAGTCAATGACGAGTTACAGCTGGTGATCAACAGGGCATTAGATTTTTCATCGCTGTCCAACATCCGTGTTGAGGTGCTGGCGGCTACAGCATCCTACAAGTTTAGCGGGGCCTACAACTTCACCACCGAGGACAAGACCCCACCAGAAATACTGGATGTTGTATTCCTAGGCCCGAGAACGGCCCGGGTTATTTTCTCAGAGCCCATGAATCAAACCAGCTCTCTGAACTTCACATTTGCTGATGAGGGCGTGGAGATTGTGGATGCACAAGACGTTCAACTCATGACGCAGGCCCCAGTAGCATCGTGGACCGGAATGTGGGCTGGGCTGACGGGCTCCATCTACCCATCGAACAATGGATATCGAGAGATCATTGCTGTAGACATAGAAGCCAAGACTGTGCGTCTTGGCTCGTCCAGCAACCCCCTCACCCCTGACACCGGGATAGACTTGAACGATGCTGGGGCTGTCATCCGTGACCGCAAGCTCAGAATGTCAATCTCTCCCTATCGCTTGACCGCTAGATTGAGCGATGAGGCCATCGGTCTAGAGCCCCTTGACCCAGACACTGTGCAGTGTGCCTACGAGCCAATCGTAGTGAACGTGAACGCACCTGAGGCCGACGAGGTTCCTGCGGGGGCTAATGTTGCATCCTATGCCGTGTTGCAGTTCCACGATGATGTGTCATACGGCAGGCTCTACACGCTGGTAGCCAAGGGTGTAATAGATGCTTTCGGCAACTCATCTGGGGACCCGGGGGCCGAGTTTGACTTCACGTCCCCGTGGTTTGGGGCCCCAACTCGAATGATGGTAGAAGACTTGATCCCAGATGAGTACTGGGACGATGACATGCTAAATCAGCATGCCCTCCGCAGTATAATGGTAGTACTACAAGACTTGCTAAACGTCTTGTGGAACAGGATCGATGGCCTGCAGTATCTCCACGATCCAGACCGCTGCCCAAAGCATCTATTGCCTCATTTGCTGTATCACATGGGCTGCCCGTTCACCTTTCCCGTTGAGACAGAGAGCTTCCAGCGCCGAGTAGCTAATGGCCTGGACCAGATGAAGCGAATGGTGGGAACAGAGACAGGGATCGAAGACATCATCACACTGCTTCTGCCAGATGTGCCATGCGATGTAAGGCCATACCTGAACAACGTGGATGGGTGGGTGCTTAATGAGAGCCTTCTGGGGTTCACCACCATTCTATCTCCCGGGTCACCGTACTACAGGAACGCCTACGAGATCGTGTCCCCTGTTGACTTGACTGACGAGCAGCGTAGGATCGTAGTCGATGCAGCAAAGTGGGCAGACCCTGTAAATGCCCATTTGATCAGGGTGCTTGAGCCATCTAATGCTGCGTACAACGAGGCCGTGGTCTGGGTGCTGGGTCTGAGTGCACTGGGCTACTCAACAATTCTGAAGCAGGGGATCTAAAATGGATCGCTACAACTGGTACTCTGGGATGATCGTGTCCGACACCCACATGGACACTGCATTCTCCAACGTGTGGGCAGGAGAGAAGATGCTTCGCATCGGACATGGCTTGTCCCAAGCCTTGGCTGCAGGAGCACCCACAGCTCTTCGGCACGGTGGAATTCTCAACGGGGGAATTGTCACTCGTAGCGGAGTGCTCACCAAGACCGTCGAGGTCACTGACCTGAAGGCCATCGATGAGCTAGGCCGATTCATTACGTTGGGTGGGACTGCGACCATCGCGCTCTCACATACGGGGTCAGTGGCGAACTCCGAGATCGGCTACTTGACACCGCTTACGTGGAACGGAGCTGCTATCTCCGTGCCGGCCGGCGAAGAGCGGTGGTTGTCACTGTGGGTAGGATATGCCGAGCTTCTAAGCGACTCGCACAACGACATCTCTGGCACCCCTGTCTACCTGCAGGTGGATGAGTCCTTCCTGTTCAAGGTCGAGATTGGGGCCGCGAGTGCAGCCCCTGCCACAGACCGATCAGCACTAATTGATGGGTGGGTCCTGCTCACCGATATCCTCATCGAGGAAAATGGTGGGGACTACAGAATCAAGACGGTGGGATCTGACGCTATCTGCGGTAGCAACGAGGACTTGGATGTAATCGGGTATGGACTCGATGACGTAGCTGCACTGCCTGGCAGGCGCTCAGACTGGGTGACGGCGGAGGATAGCACCAACTACCCGCAGGCGCGGAGTGGTGGTGACCAGATCTACAGCCTTCGAGCAGGAACACCACGGGCTGCATTGGAGGACATCGTCCAGACGCTGCAGCGTCAGGTACGTGCTGCAGGACCGCCCATCGAGCCTGTGGGCACAGAGATCATCGGGGCCAGAGCCCAGGCTGGAGCTGGCTTGGGGCTGGCCATCGAGGCGGCGGCCTCGCTCCCCGTGGGTTCTTTGGACGAGCAGCTGTTGTATGTGCTCAACCAGATCAACGAGAAGCTGGGGCGCGGTGGCGGGGTCCTTGACCCACCGGCCACAGCAGATGGCATCATCGCCACGCCCACCACGCTGAGCCACGACAAGGCCTTGATTTGCATCAAGGGCTCTGTCGCAGGGGCTATCGTGGACAGGGTGAAGAATGGAACCAAGTACGGCCATCAAATCGCCCCGCCTCGATTTCTAGATCACTTCTTGTGGTACCAAGACATCATCACGATGGCCGGGGTAGACAAGGCCATCCCGTGGTTCGGCACTACAAACGACGACGGGGAGATCGTCATCCTGAATGAAGTGGGGGGCATAGCTCAGCTACAAACGGGAAGCGGTTCTGCAGTAATTGGGGAGTTTACGGCCATGTCGCACCAGCTGGGACCAATAGTCTCAGCCAGGCCATGGTCCTGCGGCGCATCTCCATTCTGCATCGCCACCATCAGATTCAAGGCACCGAGCGTAGCTGACGTGAGGTTCCGATTTGGATTCTACAGTGACGGCCCATCTTCCTTTACGGCCGATGCGCTGAACATCGAGTTTGATTCATCAGTCGATGCCAACCTACATGCCATTGGCTACGACTCTGCTCACGCCGCTGGGACAGACGTGGCCATCTTGACGCCGCTCGACACCAACTACCACACCGTACGCATCGTGGCGATCAGTACATCCGCTTGGGCCGTACAGCTCGATGGAGGAGCATGGCTAGACATCAACGCTGGAGGGGCCAACTTTGCAGCCGTGGGCTACACCTTTGGCATGTATGTAGAAACTCTCGTGAACGCAGAGAAGACGCTCAGCGTCGACCTCGTTGACATAGAGGCTGGCGCGCTGGACGCGGACTACAACTTGTAGCACACCCCTAACAGCACTCACCACCAACCCGTAGCAAAAGCTCAAGAAACCACAGCTAAAAAGCCCTCAGTATTTAGGCTTGACTTACTACGGGATTATTATGCATACTGGAAGGCGGGTTGGTGGGGTGGTATGCCCAGTACCAGTTATAGCTCCGTGGGTGAACTCCAGTTCTTGGGCCTGAAGGCCTTGAGCAGCACATCCGTTCCCGCGGAGACGGCCTGCTCTAGCCGCTTGCGGGCTGAATGTCCGTGGCCAGCTCGTGCCCAGGCCCTGAGAACGTACTTCGGGGCCTGGGACTCGATGGCGTGCTCCAGCTCCTTGGCGTGCTGGTAGCAGGGGTTGGCCCACTCGACCCCGTCCTTGCCCAGTTGGGGGGACGTAGCTCGCGCAGTGCAGTCCATCCACGTGCATGTGCTACGGAGCTCGGGTGCATCATCGGGTGCATCATCGGGTGCATCATCGCGCTCGGTCATCATTCATCATTCTCCTCGATTCTAGCTATGTGGCACAGGCGTGCGGAAGTCCTCCATCGCCCAAACGGGGATCCCGCTCTGCTGGGCCTGGTAGACCATGTCAGCCGTTCCGGGGCCGCCCGGGAACGCAAGGACGGCTTCGGCGCCGGCCTGCAGCATGTCAGCGTTGCGACGAGAGCCAGCAGATCGTCCCCACCGTTTCCAGTCAGCCGGGTACGTGTCCACGGGGATGTTCTGGTTCGCCGCCCACAGCCGCGCCTGCCGGTCAGCCCCCGGGGCTCCGCCCTCGATCACTCGTGTGATGCCGTGCCGCTCATGTACCCTGTCCAGAGTCGTTCACACCGCCAGCTGGTTGCAGTAGGTGCGGCCGCCGCAGACGAGGATCACCATGGGCATATCAGGCTACTTCTCTCGTGGCCAGCCTCAGCGCATCCAGCTGCCGGCAGGTCGCTTCCGCCTTCAGCTGGTAGTCAGCGAGCTCGCTCTGCAAGCGGGTCAGCATGGTGGACATGTCATCCACCGCTCGACGGCGCTGCTCCACCGCAGCCTCTAGTGAAGCCAGTGTTGCAATCAGACGTTGGGCATCGGCCGTGTTGAGCATCTGCGGGCTCCCTGGTACTATGGGTGGACATTACCCCCACCGAACCTGCCTGACATTGTACATAGTCAATTAGCACTTGTCAACTGGAGAGATCTGTGATGTACTAGCATGCATGGGACGGACAGCCAGACGAACAAGTTCTGTCGGTACGCATGGGTGGATACAGCGCGTTCCAACATTGGCCTTCGTGCTCGTGCCCCGCATCTATGACAACGAGAACGTGGAGACGCGCATCGCCACCATGGCCTGTCGGCTAGTGACGCAGTTGAAGTTGATGCCATTGTATCCACCGTTCTACTTTGGGTCCTTTATGACCAACGAGGAATTGAAGGGCTCCATGCAGAAGCTGTATCAGTACTGGTTGGCCCGCTCATCCAGACTGGTGATTGCGTGCATGGAAGACGATGACACCTGGGGCATTCCAGAACACATGGATCTGGACCCCGGGACATTCTGGGTTCTACGCAAGAACCAGAGCAGCATCGATCAGCGAGGCGTATCGTACCTGCGCAGTACGCATTCACTACAGCCCCACCTGGCGCCCATGAAGTCGGTACAGGTTGACAAATTGCTCATGCAGAACTTACGATCTGGACTTCTGGCATCTTGCCTCTAAGTGAGAAGGGCGGAGCTTTCAAATGATCAAAGCAGACGTTCACGTTCATCGGATGAGCACGTCTAGGAACCAGACCACTGGTGTAGCCTCGTACAAGACCATCAGGACCAAGGTCATGGACTTCAAGGTCGAGTGCGTTGGTGCAGCAAGCGATGCTATCCTCGCGTGCCGAAAGGCGTTCTCCGATCGCTATGCCGTACCGCTTCAGCTCATCTCAGCGAACTTCGAGGCCAACAAGAACCTTGATGGAATAAACCTCGTGTACCGAGAGTAGGACCCGTTGAGCCTCTACACTCGTATCAGAGATGCCATTAGAACCGTGGCTGATGCCGGTGGTGGCGCGCTGCAGGTGACGTTTGGCACCCCAGGGACCAAGGTCCTCATGCCTGAGGACGCGGACCCTAATGACTTCATAGTTCAGAAGCCAGAGTCCTCTGGCCAGGCTTGGAATGACTACAATCCACTCAAGGTCATGCTTAGTGAGATGGGTGGGTTCCTTGCCTTGTATAGCGTATCGTGGGGATTCATTAGTACTAATGCAACAGGTGTGGACCCCACTGTAGACAATGGCCTTAATCTAGGAGCGGTAACCAAGAATGAAGTGCTAAATAGCCTGGTTGTTACCGTAGATCCCGTTTATTTAGACCAGCGAATGTTCTTCACCGCTGTTGTTTTGGGAACGATCTTTAATAGTACAGCCTCTGGCTACGGTGTGGACCATGCCACTTTTGAGTTCTATGACAAAGCAGGTGTCCAACAGGACGTGAACAGCCGCGAGGTCTTGGTTCTATTTGTGGGAAAGCGAGCCTAGCACCTCTGGTGCAGTAATCGATTGCCTTTCGTCACTTCACGCTCTTCAACGTCTTGCCAATAGTAGCCTTGGCACTCAGATTAACGGGGCCTGCTGGCCCATAGATCACATCGTTACCAAATTCTTCGTTGGTGATTCGCTTCACCAACTCAGCGTCTTTCTCCTGGCACATCGTGGTGACGGAGTCATGCCCGTGCTGAATGATCTTTGCCGTCCTGAGCCCATGATGTCTGAAGCTCTCTCGCATCTTCTGCACGCAGATGTTCACGTGCTC